ATGAAATTTAAAAAATGTCTTCTGCCTGTGGCAATGTTAGCGTCATTCACTCTGGCAGGATGCCAGTCAAATGCTGATGATCATGCCGCCGATGTTTATCAAACCGATCAACTGAATACCAAACAAGAAACTAAAACCGTTAATATTATTTCCATTCTTCCCGCAAAAGTTGCCGTAGACAACTCCCAAAATAAACGGAACGCACAAGCCTTCGGCGCGCTTATTGGTGCAGTCGCTGGCGGTGTAATCGGCCACAACGTGGGGTCTGGCAGCAATTCCGGAACGACGGCAGGTGCAGTTGGCGGCGGAGCTGTTGGCGCGGCAGCGGGTTCTATGGTGAATGATAAAACCTTAGTGGAAGGTGTTTCTCTAACGTATAAGGAAGGCACCAAAGTGTATACCTCTACCCAGGTGGGTAAAGAGTGCCAGTTTACGACAGGTTTAGCCGTTGTTATTACCACGACGTATAACGAAACGCGTATTCAGCCAAATACGAAATGTCCTGAAAAGAGCTAATGATCAGGAGGAGTCATGAAGAAAGTTTTTCTTTGCGCCATCTTAACCTCCTTAAGCTATCCGGCTATCGCCTCATCATTGCAGGATCAACTCTCTGCTGTCGCAGAAGCGGAACAGCAAGGTAAAAATGAAGAGCAAAGGCAGCATGACGAATGGGTCGCGGAGCGCAACAGGGAAATCCAGCAAGAGAAGCAACGTCGCGCAAACGCCCAGGCCGCCGCTAACAAAAGAGCGGCAACGGCAGCGGCAAATAAGAAAGCTCGTCAGGATAAACTGGACGCCGAAGCCACTGCGGACAAAAAACGCGATCAAAGTTATGAAGATGAGCTACGCAGCTTAGAGATTCAGAAACAAAAACTGGCGCTGGCGAAAGAAGAAGCCCGCGTTAAGCGAGAAAACGAATTTATCGATCAGGAACTGAAGCACAAAGCTGCGCAAACCGATGTGGTGCAATCTGAAGCTGACGCAAACAGGAATATGACTGAGGGCGGTCGCGATCTGATGAAAAGCGTGGGCAAAGCAGAAGAGAACAAATCGGACAGCTGGTTTAATTAATCGATGTAAGTAACTTCAAGCCTATAATTCTTGAAGATAAAAAACCCTCTGTAGTAACAGAGGGTTTTGTTCATTCATAGTGCAGGGATCAAAATCATTCCCACTCAATTATTTACGATACACATAAACAATTGACTGATAACAACTTTCTTCCACATGATTTTCACCGTACCGTTTTATATACCGTCACCGGAAATCAGTGCCACGATTTTTGCTTCTTCAGTGAATCGTATTGCTGTTCGCAGGATTCTCCTGCAATCCGATACTTTTCAGCCTCAGCTGCTGTTGCGTTGTAAACTCGGTTGCTTTCTTCAAGCATGTCGGCGAGCACACCGATGACCTTGCTGGCTGGCGTGCCAGTGGGGAAAGATCCGGTATAGTGTTCGGCGAGTCGCTTGGTTTTGTCAAGCTCGGCGCGCAGGCTGTCAGCAGCGGCATTAGCATGCTCAGCATCAACACGCGCCACATCGATACGGGATTGTGCTTCACGTTCAATTTGTGTTTTCTCCTGATCACGTTGTGACCTGGCCTTATCATCAGCCTGTTTCTGATCTTCCTGTGCCTGCGCATACCCGGCGTCGTACTGACGACTGCCGTGTGCATTCCAGGCTACAACTCCTGATATGACCAGAACAGCAAGCATCGCCATGATAACCAACTGTTTCCAGTATGCTTTTGCGAATGCCCAGATCATACCGCCAGCACCTTACTGGCAGTGATGTATCGCGCGCGCCGGTCATCAATGCCGTTCCGGCCACCATTGATAAGCAGAGTTACACGTGCAATATCTCCGGTATACTTCATGCAGCCTTTGCTGGAGAAGAACCAGGCCGCGCTACGAGCCGCGTATTCGTCCTGTGCCAGCAGTTCAGGATTCTCCAGCAGGTCAACTTTCAGACCGTTTCCGCAGTCACGATAGTTATTCAAACCGGTAATCTGGATAAGCCCGCGCCCACGGTAATTCCAGCCATCGCCGGGAGCATTGTTACCCATGCGTTTGCTGTATACCAGATTTGCGATCGCGCGCTGGCGCTCAAGTGGCAATGGTGGTTCACCAGCGCGGCGCCCCAGTGCATTAGCCTGTCCCTGGGTGAGGCGTCCAGTCCGGACAAAGCTTGCCAGTCCGGTAACGCTGTAGTTGAAATTCTCCTGCAACCTAGTGAACCCCCCAGACTCATGCCCAACTTGAGCAATAAACATTGCCTGATCTTCTGCTTTGCTGATACCAAACTCTTTCATCGCAGAAGTTATATGCGAGAACCAGCGAGCGGCCAGCGCCTCGCTAATACCAGCAGCTCGCTGGAATTGTTTAATCTCCATGTTTAGACCTCGTTATTTTGAAAATCTGAACGACGTTACCGCGCGTTTTAATAACCGCAGCAAGCATGACAGCGTTGATAATGACCTCAGATAAATCCACAGCCATTGGCGTGCGTAACCAGATTGCATAGACGACACGAACTGGAATACTGGCTGCAGCAACAATCAGGAAATAAGCAAGCCATCCCCCCCATCTTCGGTGTTGTGAACCGTTACGCCGGAAAGTGACAACGCGAATTGCTATGCCAGTACAAATAACTGCATTGGTGATAAGCAAAAAAAACTCATGCGTTACCATCGTCTTTTCTCCCCGGAATTAACTCGCGTGGATTATCGGAACGGTGATAGAGCCAGATGCCAATTCGTACTGCGACGATTGCTGACACAAATGCGCCAGCAGAGAAAACAATCCCTTTCTCGAAAGAGTCCTGCGTGATGGTAGGTATCAGGCTGGCTATGCCGATAAGAATTGATGCTGCTGGTTTGTAGAAAAGAAGTCCGCAGAGAAAACTAAGCATCGACAAGAGTACGCGACGACGAATTGGGTACTCTACCGCAGAGGTAACAAAAATTACCGCGCCAGCCAAAGCTCCCAAAGCAACCTCAGGAGGCACTCCTGCTATCACCGCCGCCAGAGAACTCATGCTAAGCCACTGATTTAATGTTTCACTGGTTAGTTGAGCTGACATATTTTCCACCATTTATATGCATAACGACCCCCTAAATAGTAAAACATCATGCATGATAAACCATTTGTGGTTTTTTGTTACCCTGACATCGTCAATCCCCTGCCTTTGATGTCGATAATAAGGCTCGCCTTTTACATAACTCTGAACAGATTGCAGTACAGAAATGATTTAAAATATAGAGGCTTAGTTGAATTCCGCGCCATCAAATGGCGCGGTAGCAGTCAAATATAGAAATAAACACCAAAACAAACAGTAACAGGAACAACAAAGTCAAACAGGCTTCCAACATCCCATACGCGCGGATCAAAACCGCCCCACCACGGCATGTTCATACGCTTGCCATGCCCGAACATTTCAATCCAGCGATATTCTGCCTGGGTGTGTTCACGCGCAATGAAGAACGTACAACCAGCTATCGCTCCATAAGCCCAGTTTCCGGTAAAAAGGCCAATCAGTACCTGCGAAGCCACAGCACAAAACGCATGAAGGAAAGGTGTTATATCCATTATCGCTCCTTTAACATAAGGATAAATAAACACTTCATAAAATAGATTTCGTCTTTGTAACAATAATATCTACAAAATCACCTGCAGATATAGCTGATGGTACTGTATCTGCAAGAGTAATCTTTTCTGAAGAGATGTTTTGCACATCTAATAATTTATTTTCAACCCCATCCGTATATACCAATTTGACATCACTGAATGGAGGGTAATAAGTGACTGTTCCTTGGTATACATATATTTCAATGCCTGAAATTGATTTCACTACATACCTGCCCCTTACAAGATTAATTTTGAGTTCAGATAAATCGGTTTTATAACAGGTAATTCCTGAACCAATGTTAGCCATACTAATATCAGTATCACTATAATAAGTAATTGCTTTTCCTTGTTTTAAGGTGAAGTTATCTTTGCTTTTCCTTGGCAAGGATGTGCTATTTTTGTAATATCTACCAGTTAAGCATAGCCATGAAAATGCAGTATTCGCTACATTACCACCAGAATACACAGCTAAACGAATTGCACTAACTGGAACCCCTTCATTATTAATCCTGATCTTAATGGAAGAAATGTTAGCAACAGTAGCATATCTATGGTTAGATGAATCCCATTGCATAGAAGAAGTTATTGCTTCTGTTTGTGAAGTTATGACATTCCCATCTCCATCTAATGCATACAGGTAAATGCGAAACGATGCCGTATCTGCTGAGAATGTAAACATATCACCATTTCTTACTGGTACATCTCCAGATTCCCATAACAACCCAAAATTCCGCATAAAAGCAAACTTAGAAGAAACTAGGTGACGGATATTATATAAACCATCTACATCTGTTTGATATGCTAATACACCAACTTCTCCATTGTTGGCACTGGATATAAATGGGGTGTTAGCATTTAAAGAAAACAATGTTACTTCATCGGATATATTTTCCTGAACATGAAATACTGCATTCCCCTTGCCATTATCAGTTACCTCTACATAAGTGTAAGGTGATGGATTGTATGGTTCATTTGTATAGTAAGGAGAACTTAACCATGAAGCCTCAATTGAGTTATTCCACGTATATTCACCAAAGTTAATTATCAACTGTTGGTTAGTTGGGGATGATGGATATCGTTCAAAACGAAACCCGTAGAAGTAATTGTTATCACCTCTTTGAATATCAATTTTACCTGCCCCCTCCATAGTTCCACCATAAAACTTATTGTGGTTATGATGATATGGATTATCAGCGAAAATTATATTATTCGTACGATTCAGATAAAAATAGTTTTCATTTATCCATCCGTTCTCAACTCCAAGAAAATGAATTGTATCGACCTTTTTCAGGTTAAAGGTTGAGTATGCTATTGAATAATCCGTCGATGCCACCGAAGCATTATAATTTGCATATAACTGTAAGTAGTCGCAACGCTCAATGTTTATATGCTGCCCTTTTGCCCCGATAATACGAATATCCGGTGTCGTTTCAGATGAAATACCAGAATTTCTGATAATCGTTCCGAAGTTTTGTCTTGGGTTGTTAGGGTTTGATGCATTCCCGCCAAGCAATACCCCTATTCCTGAGTGGGATATGGTAAAAACAGCATTGGTCATTTCGAGGCTGACATTACGAAGATTTAATGTCTCCGTAATAATAAAATTACCTTCCGCTCGTAATGTTCTGGATGATTCTCGTGCATATTCTGCAGCCAGGATCAATGCAGATGTATCATCTGTTATACCATCGCCTTTTGCCCCAAAATCGCAAACACTAACGGTGTCTCTCATCTTATCCTGGAACGTTCGGTATACTGCTCCAGAACCATACTGAATAAACCAACCAAAACCACCAACAACCCCGGCGATTGCAGCATCGACATAATTACGCATTGAGCGATTATTTACAGCGTCCTGCTCAAGTGATGGATCTGCAAGGTTAGAAATTTTGTTTTGCTTTGCATCGTAATATTTTGCAAGCAAAGATGGTTTCATCAATGCACGTCTGAACCACCCAAAACATTGCTGGATCAGCATCGTCAGGTAGTCAAAAGCATCTTCATGCACTTCGGGGAAAAATTTTCCCTGATTGCGAAGATCTGTCTCCTGCACTACATCAAGCACACGATCTATCGTAATTCGCCAGCCAGCAGCAAGCGGAGACGGCAGAACCACTGAACCGCCACTATAAGTGCCCGCCCCAGTTACCGTATAACCGGTATCCAGAACCAATTCTGTTACGTTCCCGTTCAGGTCAGACACCTGAACAACCAGGTCTGATTTTCTGAAAATTCGAAAAGTATACGGAAACGATGTCGTAACGCCGTTACCTGTGTATTCGTTGTGGTCAACTTCGGTTGAGACCGTCATGTTAAATCTCCAGATAGTCGCAGCACCCGTTGCGCCGCATATCTGGTTATTCTATTACCCAAAAAACCATATATGGATAGAAAGACTGTGAATATGAATAGATATTACCTTTCAGGTAATTTGCAAAACGTGCTGGATAGCAAACAAATTATTTGCTACTGTATAAATATACAGTTATTGCATGGAGAAGATTAAGATGCAGCAGTATCACTATCCACTGGAAGACGGATTTACCGAAAGGATTCACACGCCGGGAGGCGTCAGGTCACTGGTGGAGGGATCGCACTTGATGAAATTACTCCGGGATCTCGATAAGGATGGATTTAATGTCGATGGCCCACTTGCCGAACTGACTGCACTGATTAACTACGTCACCAGCTCACAGATGTCTATGCAGGATCTGCAAACACATCTCGACTATTGTGCCGAACAATTACGAAAACAAACCACATAAAGAAAAGGCCGCTAGAGCGGCCTATCGTTTCGCTTTGTGCTCGTCCCAGCACGTTTTGCACCATGCCATTAAGCCATCCGCATTTTGATTATTAGGGTAAAAGCTGGTTCGTTTTCTGCGGACATTACAAATTGGGCACCACTTCATATGGCGTGTATTCTTTGGACCATCGAGACACCTTGCACACCACTTAGTCAATCCATCTGGATTTTTTGACGATTTCCTGAATTTTTCATATGGAAGGTTTATTCTGCATCGCAAGCACTGCTTGCTACCACTTGAAACTCTGTTAGCTGATTCTTCTTTTGGCGGCGATACAGAAGGTATTCTTGCTGGCTCTGATACTGCCTGAGGTGCTTTTTTAGATGACTGAGACGATATGTCATCACCAGGGAATCGTCCATGATATGCCGGACGCGTTGACACTCCAGGTGGAAGCTCTGCTGTAAATGGCTTTGGCTGAATCAGTTGCCTCTCTTTTGCTAACTCCTGCTGTTTATAATATGTCTGGATTACCGCACTATCATAAGCAGGAGGTGCGGAAATATTAGGCGCATTACCTCCAGTTTTTTGAAACTGAGTAGAGGTGTGTTCTATCACCTGTGTACGATTAATCGTTATCTCCCCATCTTCGGTCTTTATCGTTTTGTTATGATTAACGACCGTACGATCAGAGATCTTAGTCTTGTTCTGGTTGATAACATAAATAATCACCGCAACCACACCAACAACTATCCAGAAAACTTCCATTGCTTTTCCTCACAATAACATTACCTTAAAGGTAATATCTTGCTTTCAGGTGATCAAGCGTTAAACGCAATCAACCAAATAAGGTTGATTTTAATATTTCTTCGCGTTTATCATTACCTTTTAGGTAAATTTACATCGCACTCCTCTTGTGCCATAGTAATTGGGCACTGGCAAAATCCAGTGCCGGGATTGGTCTCCCGGATTACTACAGAGGCACATATGCCGCATAAGCGGTTTTTTTATGTGTAAAGCGCACCTATTCTATGGTGAGCTGTGTGGGGGCACCGAAAGGTGCGCCGGGTTCCTTTGTAGCCGGTAAGACCAACTCTGCACAGTTCACCACCATCTGATTGGTCTCAGCGGTGGTGATTAACCTAACTACAAAGGTGATCGCCATGAATACCAAACCTTCCATCTTTTCCTTTGAGTCATCCTGCCAGATCCGTATGTTCATGATTGACGGAGAACCTTGGTTTGTCACCAAAGATGTGTGCAATGCTTTGAATATTGATGTTACACAAGCGAGAAAACTTGATAAAAAAGGCTGGAACAAAAAGGGGCTGTATTCAATACAGACCCCTGGTGGAATACAAGAACTATCCATCGTTTCAGAATCAGGTCTCTACATCCTTATTCTGCGTTGCAAAGAGGCAATGACAGAGGGAACGAGAGCGTTCAGATTTCTTGAATGGGTTACAGGTGAGGTTCTTCCTCAGATCCGCCGCACCGGAAGTTACATTAAAAACTCGCTCCCGCAGGAAGAACGCATAAAGATGGTTGCCGACCAGGTAGCCAACGCCACAGCATCAGCAATGATGCAGGCAATGAAGATAGAGAACAAAACCTACAGTGCCCCACTGAAGCCCGGCTACCGTAGCCTGATTCATTCTCCGTCTGGTGTTCTCGGCCTGACGGAGAACTCACTGCTGATGAATCTGCTGAACCAGTTACAGGAAGACGGGCACGATGTATCGGGCGCGGCGGCGGAGCTGACCACCATGTTCTGCTACATCGTCGGTGTGAGCAAATGCCTGCGTGATATCCAGACCCACGCGGAGTACATCAACGACAAAGCAGGATTCTTCTGACGGGCGGCGGCACAGGGATGTGCCTTTAAATAATTCTGTACAGATTGCAGACCGGGGGTGAATAGCGTACTATTACCTTAAAGGTAAACCTGTTTTTATTTTATACCTGTAACTTACCGGAGATTAAAGATGACAAAACTTGGATTCGTGATGAGAGGTCCGGTAAGAAGCGGAACTCATGCAAAGCGTAGCAAGAGTCGTATTTTTACTGGTAAGGTTGTAGCACGTAAATCAGCTATTGGCTCGTTCAATAGTGAAAATGCGGCATTGCGCCATATTTTTATCAGCACAAAGCCAAGAGCATCCGCTGATGTGCATACAATGTCTATTCCTATCACAAAGAATATCAAGCGGATAAAAAAGCTCTCATCTGCAGAATCAAAAGAGATATCTTTCCGCCAGCTTAACTCATTAGAAACGCATATGAAGGAAGAGGAATTCGATGTTTTTGAGTGAGTATAGCGGGAAGGTTATACCTACTGGTGAGTTTAAAACTGATGACTTTCTGATTTCGCTAAAAGATGCTTTTAAACAACACTGGCGTCATGGTCATCATCCTGATCTGGGAAAAGATACTCTTTTTGAAAGACCAGACGAAGTATTAGGCTTCCATCTCAGAAAGGTTCATGTCAATATTGGTGAATATGCATCATATTCATACTCATGTACTGAACAGTGTTGGGATGAGTGGTCATATGGATTGATTGATGAACAAGGAAATTACAGGCCAAAACCAACCAGTAACGCATATCTCATATATGCAGTCAATGAAATAAGAGATGCAGCCTTACTAGCTTATTGGGACCCGCCCGCACACACCAAAGCTAACGCAAAAGTTTGGATGGATTCCGTATTGAATTTCACAAAATTATTTCATGAACGAACTAATACAGCTCCACTTAGTAGAAATGTTTATCCGTGGGATTATTCGTACAAATCCAAAAAGCCTGCATAGTAGTTTTTTATGGACGAAACAAAAGTCAGTGCTACACTCATTGACGCCACATTGAGGTGGCTTATAGATGGAAATTTCACAATGAAAAAAGCATTTGCTGCACTGTTCGTTTTGTTGTCTCTGGTAGCTTCAACTCAGGCCTTTGCCGGTCGTTGTCAGCACGACAGCGATACTGCCGCTGACGGCTCCCGCTGCGGTGGGCGTTCTGCGGATTCCCGCCCGGGCGGCGGTGGCATTCGTTAAAAACAAGGCCGCGAAAGCGGCCTGTTTGATCACTGTGCAGTTTTCGCTGATCGATTTTCAGCTCTAAATTCAAGAACCGTTTCAATATTTCTTTCCTTCAGCATATCAATAACATTTTTATTCACTTGACTATCACTGGTTAATAACTGGTAAACGTTGCTTCTCTCTTTATCAGAGTTTTCTTTAACAGCTGCTTTGCATGCCAAATGCTTATTGAAATTTTCTACATCGCTAGTACAGGAATTTACGGCTGCTGATGAAATATCAGACGCTGAAGAAACACCATCATCCAAACGTTTTATAGCATTTTCTATACATGAGTTAAGGGAATAAACGACAACTGAGCGATACCCTTCAGACGCACACCATTCTAAATTTCTTGAAGGATCGAGTGGTTTTACTTCGCTGGATTGAATTAACTTGTCAAAAACTGACTTATATTCAATCTGTTTTTTATCTATAGCCCATACTTCAGTAGCTGATTTATAATTCCCCGTATGCCTATTAACATCAAATCCATGTTTTATAAGCAAATCTGCCCATGAAAGATTTATTGATTCATTGTTATGAGGCCATTTTCCTGTCAGAACCGCCCCCATAGACCCCATATATCCGCCATATGATGGTATAGCACCATGGCTCAGTAACTTCTCAGCAACCACAGGGCAATTAATTACATAAGAGGCGTAAAGCCCATTCCATAAAGCCCCTCTATAGTAATCGCCACGATTAGGTTCTTTTAAGTCGATAGCCTTTGATAATTGTTCACACGTTTTGCATGCATCAAAGTTATCCTTATTGCATTGCAATGAACTGGCAGCTGTAGGATTTACAGAGACTATTGAAAGCACTATGCCAAAAAACAAATTTATTTTTTTCATCCTATTTCATCTGCTCTTCAACTTTATTTAGTAATGGTGATATCGCCCACAGATTCTGAAAAGGTAGCATTTTACGGACAGCGTGGGTTTGCTGGCTGTCAAATTCTCCGTTAAGTACACCATTCGCAACCGTCGCGGCATCACCGCCAAGATCAAAGGTAGGACCAAGTAAAGCACCAATAGTATTACGACTCTGAAACCTTGATACCGGAGGCGCACCAAACATCGCGCCAAGACCAAACCTACCGCCGCTTATGTTCTCAACGGTATTCAGCGGCTCAGAGAGCCAGCCAAGCATTCCGCCCCGGTCGATCCCCTCTTTCACAAGGTTATTCCAGCTGTAGTCGATATCGCGACCGCTTAACTTCTGTTTCATCATATAGACCATTGAGCCAAGCGCAATCGTGCCAAGCGCACCAAGATAGAATGCAGCATCGCCCTGCTGGATACCAGATACTAGCACCCTGTTATGCTGTGCGAAGATAAACGTTTTGAACTGCGTGATCATCTTCCAGCCTTCTTTACTAAAAAACAGCGGTGTATCACCTACGCCAGGCGTTACAATCACTGAGTCTACATCTTTCAGCACTGCAGACTGGAAAATCTCTCTAGCGAAACGGTCATCCCACAGATGACTATGCCCGGTTAACAGCCCGTCCATATCCTCTCCGTGCTTCCCGAATTGCTCCCCGATTCGGCGCAGAACATCTTCATTGATGCCGACCTGTGCCATCTTCCGCATTTCACTTTTGGAGAGCGTGCCACCAGCAGAAACTTGGCGAGCCGCGTCAAGTATCCTCGACTGCACTATCATCCCGGACCATGATTTAAGTGCGCTGTTCCACTGATTCATCAGCGTCCAGTTACCGAATTTCTGCGTCATCCAGTTCAGGCCTCGCTCAGCGGCGCTTCTCCGGCTATAGGGGTCAGTAAGATCCGCTATAGCCTTTGTACGCGTAGACAGGACATAATCAAGCCCAACGGCCATTTCTCGCAAATCCCTGGTTGCAATCTTCACTGAGTCCATATTTTTAAGCATGCTTACCATTGGTCCGAGAGATTTTCTCAGGCCATGCTGCATCATCGGTCGCATCAGATCAGTTGCAGCGGAGACGGTCATTCCACCAAGCAAACGGAGGAAGTTAATATTCCTAGCAACTCGCCCGGCACGAACAAAGAAACTGCGTGGATCTTGAGGTGCGCCGTAAGTACCAAGCAGTCGGTCACGCATAGCCGTAATATCCCTAATATCAGCCTCCCGTTGCTTCTCAAGAGCTGCACGTCGTTTAGGTGTTTTAGCCTCTTTTATTAGCCGGGTATATTCCTCACTAACCTGACGGATTTGCTCCCCCATATCTTTACGGCCAAACTGCGCAGTCAGCTCAATTTCTGGCGCCACCTGCCGGAGATAACTTTCCATGATGTAGTTAACATCTGATTCAAGAAAATCTTCTATACGCTCATCAGGAATAAGCAGCGTTCGGCTTTTAGTGAAACCAGCCCGACCAACGAGTCTCTCTGGGATAATATCGGCTGGTACAAGCCCGGAAGGTGCGCCTATTATTTTATTCACGATCTCGTCAGCAGCGTCCTCTGCTTCCTCTCGGGATAGAGGCTCCATCTGCTTCAGTGCTCGCTCGCGGCTTGCATTCAGCCTTGTGGTTGAATTTGCCCGTTTTTGCAGTCGGCGAAGCTCAGAACGATATTTCCGTGGATTATCCAGCAACTCCATATGGCGCTGATAGACAGGAAGCTCACTCTTTGCCTGCGCTATATCATCAAGGCGAGTTTTAAGGTCAGAGCTTTCTTTCATCATTCTTGCCTGAAGTTTTTCTGATGAAGTCTCGGCCAACTCTTTTTCTATTCTTGTAAGACGCGCCTGTGTGTCAGTCTCCTGAGATATAAGCCTATTTCGTTTATCCAGTTCTTCCATGAGTAGAATTTTTTTACCAGACCATTTCTCCGCTTCAGCGATTTCACTAGCGAGAGCATCAGCGCGCAGTGCTGATTCCTCTGCAGTTTTTAGCAATGAATTTATCTTTTCAATTCGCTGACCTGCTTTGTCAGCACCTTTGGCACTAATCCCTTGTATCCAGTTGGCAATTCGCCCTCTGAATTCCGTGCGGTCGGAAAGTATCTTATCGAACTTATAAATGCGGGGAAGATAACTTTTCGCCGTCACGACATCGATATCCTCAGGAAGGATCCCCAATTCCTGCATACGGGCTTTTGTGGTCTCAAAAATGGGGCGGATTCTGGCGGCTGCTTGTGAAACCTCAGGAATATCACTCTGATCACCACGGCGCATAGCCATGCCAACAGCTTCATTGAAATCAATAAAGTTCATCCTCTTCACGCCGCGGGCGCTGACAGATTTGCTGTACTGCTGGTAAGCATCACGAGTAGCTTCCATCTGCTTATAAAGCATGGCGTCGTATTGCTTAATCTTAGTCTCGACTGCCGTAAACGTAGCCAACCCCTCATCATTTTTGGCGAAGAAATAGTTATTTTCGGCAAGCTGCTGGTTAATCTGACGGGAAACAAGAGATGGTGATTGCGCCAAGCGGCCAGCAGGAGTGACACTCAACGTTTTGTTAGCAAGTCCAAGTCCAGCGAGCTGTTCCTGATCGAGTGTGGTATTGAAAACCTGAGCTGCACCAATGCTTTGAGGAGAATCCATACCTCGCAAATGATTACCTACTGAGTTAACCACTGCCTCGCGCGCGCTAGGTCCAGCAAGTAGCTGTGCACCAGCACCAAGGATCCCACCAACGAGAGCATCAACAACAACGTTCGATACGCTCTCCATCGGTGAGCGAGCTTCCTGAGTGGCCTGCAATGCGGCCTCTGAAGCAACACTGCCAGCAGCATTGGCTAAAGCAAAACGTCCGGCTGTTTCTGCAATACGACCGCCACGAACGACAGCGCCGAACGGAATAAACATAGAAATCGCATTGAATGGATCTGCTAATCTCATTGCTACAGAAGAGACTGTACCAGCAAATCCCAAGCCTGAATTGTATTCCATGTCAGCTCTCTGCTGATCGATTCGATGTTTAATTGCCATTGTTTCTTCAGGCGAACCGGAGTTGATAAACGAATCTGCAAAATCTTCATAGCCTTTAATATCTGCTGCATCGTTATCAAATGGGTTATATCCTTCAACCCTGTCAAACTGACTGAAAGGAGCACTGGCAATAAAGCTACCCAGCGTGTTATCTATACGAAATGCTGCTTGTCTAGACCTTTGAACGCGTTGATCACTGGTAAATGGGTTCACAGCAGAAAGCAAAGAAGGTGTTTCCATATAGAAATTACTGTCATCAGGTGCTGCTATTTGCTGAATATCCTCGCCAAGCAACTCTTTAGGATCCTGTTCATATATCGGCATTATTTGCCCCCTGCGTATATATTGCTCGGAAGGTAATTGGCTGAACCATAACCGAATGGTTTGGTCAGATCTGGAGGAGTATATCCATCTTTATTGCTGAACTGCGGCAGCGGATTGCCTTCTCTCCGCACTCTAGCCTCATCAACACGCTGTTGCTGGAACTGAATGGTTTGCCTGTACATTGGAGATGTCAGCTGATCCGGCTTGAAACGAACAGGGAGACCATTTTCTCCAATATAATTTCTCGGTTCTATCGCTCCGTTTGCGTCAGGCTGTAAAACCATAACAGCATAACTCCTATCCCTTGCCGTAAGGCCATCAGAAACAAGTATTAAGTCCGTATCACTGCGAGGACCGCCAAAGGATTTTGATTTAAGCTCGCGTTTTTCCTGCTCCCACTGCCCCTGTATCCAGTTACCAGCACCATTATTTACTCCGTACAATGCCTCAGGTGCATACTTCATAACCTCTGCTTTGCCATTAACCGTAGAAACTCCCCAGGTGGTTCTGATCATGGCATTGGTCATTTTCTCAGCCTGTTCTGCATCGCCACCTGTCTGTACAAAGTTAGCATCGTAAATTGTCTGGTAATCTCGCTGATAGGCCGCATTTGATTTTCCTGGATCGGTAATATCCGGAGACCACGAACCAAAGGAAGTCAGACTGCTGGCGTTATTTTGTGCAGCAGTTGCCCTCGCCGCGACATATTTTTTGTCTCGCATGGCAGTGGAAAGCATCTGTTTCATTCGGTCATCCTGTTGGAACACCTGGCTGTAAGCCATATCAACAGCCTTATCCTCCGGCACTCCAGCGCGGGAATAATCGTAAACCTTGCCGTAAAATGCCATCGTACTTTTATCAAGTGTTGCCGCTGCCGCCGGATTATTATCGAATAACTGACCGTAGAATTTTGCCATCGGGACAACCAGCGCAGGATCTCTTGATGTTGCTCCACTGTTAAGCATTGTTTTAACCTGAGTTGGTATCATGCCGCTTTTAGTTGTGACGGTGACCAGTGTATTGATGCTCTGCGGATCAGATATGGAAAACGAAGGCGCGATATCCTGCGCGAAATAACGGTCTACCGCTGCCTGATTGTTTTTGTCGTTCGGGTCCAGCGGGAAGTTATTTTGCATTGAAGACACGAACCTGTTTCTTCCCTGCTGAATCTCCCACTCCCTATCCATCTCTTTAAATTTGGCCTGCATTTTCTCCCAGCGTTGCTGGTTAGCTGCAAATCCAGGAGCGTTTGGATCCTGTGGACGTAAACGTTCAAGAATGTCTTGTCGTCCTTCTGGAGTGAGGTCTTTAGCGGCACCAATGACACCTCCATATTGTATCTGCGCCTGCATATCCTTCCACTTCATAGCGCCAATGCGCGGACCATTGGCCCGGATAAAATCGTCCTCAGAAGGTAACTTCTCAGGTTTCAATCCTTCATCAAGGGCTGAATATGCATCTTTAACTACGGTGCTAAGCTGGTCCGCATACTGCTGGCGGTACTGATTTCTCAGCTCATTAGCCTGCCTCAATGCCTGTATTTGCATTTGAGGGCTCATAGCATCAAATGCCGCATTGCCCGTATAACGCTTAGGTGAATCAAGGTTAGTTAGACCAAGGGCTGCCGAGATACCAGTTTCAAGCTGTTCGGTGCTATAAGGCATACTGCCATTTTCGTGTTTAATAATCCCAGCACATAAAGCAGCTAGTGTCTTTGGGTTAGAGATATCAAGCTGATCATTCTCCCCAACACCAAGCTCACCACACAATGCCCTAATATAAGCATCAGTATTATTACCATCACTAGCCGGAGCATAGCGATTAACAATCTCGCTAACGGTGTCATAGCCTTGACGCTGGTAAGACAACATATTTTTACCCAACGCGCGGATTCCATGCTCAGGGGTAGCAAACGTTGCAAAACGTCCATCGCTACCGATCTGACCTTCCCACGGGTTAGATTTGCTCGCTTCAATATTACCAGGGTTATTATTACGTAAACCACGAGCATCCAATGAATTACCATGTGATATTGCACGACTCACACCATCAAGATCCCCTGGCTCTCCATTAACCTGAAGAAACTCGTTGTATTTTTGAGCGATATTTCCTATCCATGCTTGCTGCCCCATTTGTTCCTTGAGCTGAGTTTTCTGCTGAACACGCCACTCATCAGGAAGCCCATGCGCATCAGCGTATTGATCAATAGATTCAAATCGCTGCTTGGCTAAATCGACAAATGCTTGGTTATCGCTATATAGCCCCGCAGACTGAGTGACAGCCAATGCATTTCCTGACAAATACGTTTGATCTTGGAATTGCTGAAACTGCCCAACTTCATATCGACGTGCCTGATTGTAATAAGACTGCATAGACTGCTGGAGTTGAAAGGATAATTTATTCCTTTCCTCACTTTCAGGAATTGAGCCTAATAATGCCTGAGCCCTTTCCTGCATATTTTTCATAACAGCGTCACTCTGACCAAGAGCGTTTTTACCCTGTTTAGAAATCAGCCCACTTTCAGGGTTGTTAATCTGGTCATCTGCAAATTGGTTAAATTGCAGTAACGCCTCCTGGGCCATAGCAACATTCGCTTTCTGCCTGGCTTCACCATATGCCACCGCATACTGATCTGCGACATTCGCCAGCACCTGACCTGCTTGAGGAACATCGAAGATCTGAAAACCACCGGTTTGCACACCACGACTTTGCACCTGGCGTCCGGATGTAGTAGGAACAACAGGCATCAGTAACCTCCTATTTTGAATCGGGAGTCAGAATTCATAAAACCTGAGTTAGATAACATTGGCGTCCCACCACTAGATGTACTTCCTTTAGAGAACGGACTCCACGTCCCACCAAACATCTGGTACGCACCGTATGCCTTCAGAGGCGCAGTGAGTAAAGTTGTTGCTGCTCCCACATTCCCCTGTTTACGGGCTGAACTGGCTTCTGCTTTATAGTTGGCAGCCTGAACCTGATAACCGTAAGCCTCGCGTTGCGCGTTATTCACCGTCGTCAGAGAATCAAGAGCGCCAAACTGGGCAGTGTCGCCAAATATATCCAGCGCGTTACCTGTAGATAAATCAGCGCCGGTAGCCCCCATTGTCGCCGCCTGTGTACCAAGCCGCTGTCGGGTCTCTCTGCGCCGTTGCTCAGCTTCAGCGTTACCTCTGTTTATTGCATCATTTGCCTGAGCTGTGGCTATATCTGCGTTCGCTTCTGCAACCTTCGAGGCATACTTTCCCTGTTGGTACTGGGTGTATGCCTGAATGCCACTCATGGCGAGCATTGCGCCACCAGCAATAACCGGATCGCACATTATTTTCTCTCCATGTGAAATCTGTGGAAATTAAGACCAAGAGCACCATAAGGCGCGGCTTCTTCAAGCCTGAATCCAAGCCAGTGCAGCCATGCTTTGGCAACATGGTTTCGCTCGTCGACATAGTTTTCCAGGCGCGGATAAACTGCCAGCATCTGCTGCAATACAGGGCGGCAGTGGCGAAGAAATGTCTTCTGATATTTTTCGATACGGCTGGTTCCGACCAGCCAGGGCGTACCATTGCCACCGATCATTGACGCCGGAGATACGCCAAACATGGTTACCAGTTCTCCGTTCGCAAATCCTGACCAGGCCATAGTCGCAGTACGCAGACCAACACGCAGCGCATCTTCGGTAGTCATCAGTGATACCGCATACAGTTCGTCAATATCAGCCTGACGAACATCCGGCAAAATCATCTGAAGATGCTCTTCGGTTGCGGGAATAATTTGAACACCGATCATCAGAATCCCCCAACAGTAAGGCGAGGAATAACGGCAAGAACAGACAGCGGCAACGGATCAAGCTGACGGATTTTTACACGTCCGTTTTTGCCCCAGTTACTGTCCAGTTTCACTTCTACTTTTCCGGTAGCATCATCAACAGGATCATCGTAGAACTCGAATTCACGCTGTGGATATTCGTACCATTTACCGCCGGGCGTAGTCGCCCAGATGCCGCGACTGGCATTCACAACCAGAGTAACGGAGGGGATCACCTGTTTTTTGTCCAGCAGCGTTTCCTGTCCGTTAATGTTGATATCCAGTGTTTCGAATTCAGCAGTTATTGGCAGGCCGATGTGCACTACAGCCCCCGGAGATTCCAGCGTGACGGCACCTCCGGAAACCACTTTCTGTGGTTCCACGTTCGCATCAGAGAGAATGTTTACGGTCTGGCCTTCAAGATGAGACAGGCCTCCAAATGTCCGGCGCGCCATCTGCCAGTTCGTGGTGGCCACATTCCTGAGGGATGGCGGGACGTTCCTGTTAGCACGAACCACTACAGCGGTGTTGCTGGTTACAGAAATAATGTCGCAACGTAATTCTTTTGACACTTCATCGCCAGTATCAGGATCAGTTCCGGTATAAGGGAACTGTAGTTGCGCGCCGACATCACTACTGGTGAAGTACGCACCACCAGAAACACTGATTGTATATTCCGCATGGTAATCCCATTCACCAGAACCACCAGTGATGGTCATCGTTCTGTCAGACGTATTTCTTCCATCATAGCTAAGGCCAGAATCAACAAAGAAAGCATCTTCATCGCTGGTAAATAAACGGCTGGACAGTCGCTCGATGTATCTCACTGTTTGCCCGTTAACGGTTCGGTTAACGACGAAATACACCGCATCTTCATTGCCTTCGCTGATACTGCATGTGCTTTCATATTTTCCGGTACTGGATTGTGGTGCCCATGCAAAAACCTGCTGATCACGCAAATAGGTCATCACCAGTAATTTACCGTCATCACGAATGCAGAAGGCACTGGAGTAAGGGACAATCGAGAAGCACCAGTCAACAATGCTGTGCTTCTGAAAAAGATGATTGGCAAGGATGGTCAGGTCGTTCCCCTGATAGCCGTCAACATCGAATGAGTAGGCCAGATCACGGACAACGCTGCCTTTCTCCTGGACGAACAGAGCAATATTCGCCACGGCAATTGGCGGGACGTTGCTTGAGCCATTTGATCCCTGAGAGCTGAATGCAAATGATGATGGGGTTAACACTTTGTTCTGGTCGCCGGTGATGACGTACTCACCTCCGGAAGTCAGCGCCACCAGAGAACCAACATCAATCAGGTGACGGATCTCATTAACCTGACGCCCGGCATAGGTGTAGATAATTCTGTCGTCATCCTGCGTAGGATTGCTTTTGCCAAAATCCTTATAATCCCCGGTACGGCTGGCCCAGATAGTCTGAGGGAACGCAGTCGATGCGGCGAAGTAAAGACGTTGTTGATAATAAACAACAGTGCCAGGATAACCATTAACACTGTTCCAGGCATATTTAGCCCATTTATAGCTGGCATTATCCTCGCCAACGACCTGCGAAGGGATATAGGAAATCACCTCGGCAGTTGCAGTAGTTCCATTTGCAGCAGTGATACGGGCAATGCCAAAACCACTGTGCAGATATTCCCACTCAATGCCGGTATCATCATCACCGGATCCGCCCCAGCCATCCCATGATGTGCCTTCTGTATGCGAAGGGCGCAAAGTGCCTGTTTTACCTGCTGTAACAGCGCGATAGTAGTTACTGTCTGCACGGCGAACATCGTCAATCGACGTACTCTTACTGGTTTCCCATACCGGCACTGAATCCACTGCAGGCTGTTCCAGATAGAACAATTTGCCTACCTGCTCCGAGCCAAAAATAGAGGCGCTTGCCGTTAACGTAATTGTCCCGGTGCTGGCGCTGGCATAAACCGTCACTGACTCGTCAATATTGATATCTTCAAATGGTCCGTTCTTCGTTACCACATCAACCAGTTGCCAGTTGTCATGCGCATAGCGACGCAACTCTTTCGGCGGGTATGCCGGATGAACCAGCGTAAGCACGTCTGCGCTTTGCGTGAATTTAATTCGGAACAGATCGGCTTCAGTATATGGCGTGGCAATTTCATAAATAACATTGCTGCTGTTCAGCACCAACGCACCATCTTTGATAACGCGCATGTACTGGTGTCCGAACTCCAGAGCATAGGTCTGAACCGTCGAGAACTGGAACGGGATCAGGCGGCATTTCCGATTTTGGTATTTGGCGGCACCGACAAAACGCGTACCAGGTCGATTCTCAACGCCGCCATACTGCCGCACGATAAAGTTATCGCACTTGCGCAATGCTACCTGGTACTTCGCCATGTCAATACGCCCGTACAACGACGGTCCAATCTCACCACCGGCAAAACTGGGCTGGATCCAACTGATAGCCATCAGGACAACCTCGCAATGGTAAACTCGTCAACCGGTGGCTGTGGTTCCTGTGATTCATTCTGGCTATGCGAGCCAGCACTCAGAATCACGCGATTGTACATATTGAGGGCAAACGTACCGAGGTCTGCCTTCCCAGTCAGCGCCATGTTAATAGCTGCCGCAAGACGCCAGGCCAACGCCTCCATAAAAATGGCATCAAACATGTTCACATCTGAAACGCGAGAGACATACTTGAGCCATGCCTGCGGCTGGTCTGTGTAGATCAACTTTCCTGTTCCGTTGGTGTCTGCACCAACTTCGTACTGAACGCGCATTGCTGCTGTTGGATTGCGTACACCAGGAAGCATAATTTCAGTAATGCGCAGACAATCGGACGGGTACTGGTACGCATATTCCCAGTCAGGCGGTGGATTGCTCGTATCTGCAAGCGCCACGCGTTTGGTAGCAAAGTTCCAGTCAAAATCAGAAAGCACAGCATCACGGCAGGCCTCAAAGTGCAGCGAACATTCCCCCGCTTCCTTGCTGGCTTCCGTCAGGCTGTTAATACTGCGGCTGTTGCCAATATTGGACAGCGCACGATTGCAGATCTCTACTACAGAGGCCATAAGTTTCTATACTCCTGCAATAAAGGGGCCGAAGCCCCTTGTCTGATTCGCGAGGCTTACACGCCCAGTTCTTTACGCTTATCTGCGATCTTCTTGCGTAGCGTTTCGGCTTTGGCGTTATGGTGTGGCTTCTCGTTAAAGAGCAATTCGTACTCTTCACGGAGCTTATCCAGTTCACCATCATCTGACACATCGTTGATGATTTTGGTGCTGGTTGCTGCCATTGACACCTTTCCTGCAACTTTTGCTTTTGCCTGTCTGGCTGCATCGTTAACAGGTTCCAGTGCGCTACCAGGCTCACCTTCGTATTCGATTTCTGCCCCCTCCGGCCACAGAGTGTTATGGATATGAGAGAGGCGCAGAACGCGGTATCTTGGTTTCTCACCTGACATCGATATCACCTTAACCAGTTACTTTTGAGCGGATCGGGTACGGCGTATTGGCATCAACATCCAGACTGATACCCGCAGTGAATTTGCCAGCCGTTAGTGGGCCAGTTGCGACGGAGTAGTTAACACGCAGATATCGCTGAACACCGGCAGGCACCTTTGCAGAAACAACTCGTTTACCTGCTGTCAGGGCGGTCTTTGCCAGTGCGCCACTATCATAAATAGTGGTCCATGAGCTGTTATTCTCACTCGTCTGCAACTGGATGTTTACAGTTGCCTCACCACTTGCCGTGGCGGCTTCGTTAACCAGCACCCAAAACTCAAGCGGATAACCCACGCCGATATCACGACGTTTTCCGTCAATTGGACCGAGATCGATTACGTCAGTAGAAGCCGCGGTATTCGTAACCGCCTGAGCTTCGGAGAACATCAACAGTTTGTCGGTGATCATCTTCTTTCTCCATTAGTGGGTCTGTTACGACCCACAGGTTAATAACAGGCGTTACACCACGCGGGCTTCTGTTTCCAGAAGCGCATCAGTTTCACGGATTGGTACACCACGGAATGAAGTCCACCACTCGCCTTCTGTCTCTTTTACGCTGATCGCCAGAGATGTTTTCTCCAGAGATTGCAGATCAAGAGCCTGGCCTACAGTGCGGTTCATGTAGAACACCGGGCGACCCATGCCACGATTTGGAATGCGATGCAGTGCTTTAACCATCAACTTCGCAATATTTGCGGCAGAGGATGGTTCTGAAAGATTGCTGACATCGATGTTTGCAATGCGAACAACATAACGCCAGTCACGCAGAGCAAGTCCGTTATCCCATTTGTAATGGGTACGGTAGCCTTCGTACTTGCCGCCATTAGCATCTTCCAGTGTCACCTGGCCTTTATCTTCCATCTGAATGCCAGCCTTCTGCCCTTTCGGGAAGATGCCATGCACGGTGTTTTCGCCCCACACCACTAACCAGATTGAGGTGTTATCTGTACCCGTGCCACCAGCATCAATGATGTTCTGAGCATTACCTGCAGACAGGCTGGAATAGCGGGAGGACAGTCCCATAAACTGCTGAGGGTTAACGCTGGAATCACCATAAAACAGCGTCTGCGCCATCTGCTGATTCATCGCTTCAATAAATGCGCGGTCTTCAGACAGGCGGAATTCGGCGGTATTGCCGTTCAGATCAGCCAGTGACTTATCGACTTCAGCATAGGTTTCCAGCATGCCCACGGAATCGGTTACCTGCACTGTGGTTGATTTGCTTGGCTGTACGCCATAGTTCAGCAAACGCCAGGTAGCTGAAGGTAAACCAGAACGAATGGTGGTTTTGTGTCCGGTAGGAAGGTTCCCTTCGACAAAAGGCATATCCTGAAGGATCGGGTTAGTTTGACCGAGAAGCTCGATAATCTTATCGACTTTCCCATCTGGATCGACGCGCTTACCCCAGTCAGCCAGCGTTAGCGCAGTTAAGCCTTTAACAGCCATTGTTATTTCCTCTCTTATTTGCCATAGAGCACTTCGGCCGCACTACGCTGGCCTTCATTACCACCGGTGACCATGCCATCTTCAGACATCGCCTTTCCGATTTTCACGAACGTTTTGACCAGATCAGGGTGATTACCCAGCCCGGTGGTGTTCAGATATTCTTTGAGTTCAGGTGTCCCGAACTGGTCAAGCGCACGCTGTGCGGCGCTAAGGTTAGAAATCAACTTGTCGCCACCGATTTCTTTGTCAGCTTTTACATCAGCAGCCCACTGCTCGGTTGTTTTCTGCCAGGCTTCTGCCTGGCGCTGCTGAACACCTGCCAGAATCTTCGGATAAGCATCAACCAGCTTTTGCGCTTGCTCGTTGGTCAGGTTAAGTTCTCGCGCCACCGGCTCGAATTCCTTCAACGCTTCTGTATCCAGCTCTACGCCTTCGGCAGCCTGAAACTCGTACTTCTCCGGCGCACCATCCGGTTTATCGCCGTCCTTTTTTTCACCCTGCTTATCGCTTTCAGGCTTTTTGTCATCAGCAGGTTTATCGCCATCAGCAACAGGTTGCGGCTTATCACCTTCTTGTTGTGATGGATCACCAACTGGAGCATGGTTATCACCTGCAGGCGCTGACGGTTCTGACGCAGCCGGAGCTGCTCCACCATCGACTGGTTGCTCATTGCAAAGACGGCGATACAGCAAACGCTCAAATAAATTCATGATCACTCCTGTTCACTGGCCTCTTTGGCCATCTTCAAATACTGTTCAGGGCAATGCGCCATAACGCGCTGAAACAGTTCCAGCGCCAGATTGCGTTGCCCCTCATTAAATGCCATTGCCATAGCGTCCATCGGTGAGATAGCGGAAAACACACGGCCTTTCTCCAGCACCGACCAGACAACGCGACGCCCCTGTTCACTGCTCATGACAAAGCGAATGTCATCAATTTCACGCTGCGCCATGTCACGTTGCTTACGGGCGTTTTCTTCTTTCAGTTGATCGTCTTCGTAATCTGTCATTGTGATTGCCCACCCTGACCACTAACTGCATTCGCCATAGCTGACAAAACACTCGGATCCGAAGTTTTAGCTTCGCTTAGCGTCTTGGCACCCTGTGCCGCCGCCATCCCCATCGCCATCATTTGTTGCTGCTGTTGCTGCTGTGCCCGTTGCTGGCGAGCCTGCTCAACCTGTTCCTGCGGAACAATGACGGTTGGAGACACTCCGGACATATCAGCGAATGCATCGATCGCCTGATCAACGTTGAGTTTGTCGAGAGCTTCTGGTTTCGCTTGCGCAAGTTGACCAATGAAGTTGACCGTAGACGCCAGACTGGACAGGCCGATAGACTTCTGCGCCTGAGCCATGACGGAAATGTATTCGACCTTCAGGGGCATACCTTCCATCGCGTCAGGCGGTGGCGGCAGCATGTTTTTACGCACCATCATCGAGAAAGAGCGGTCAATGAGAGGATTAAGACATTCGTCGTTCAGACGCTCCAGAACCGGCCCCAACATCAGAAGTTTTTCTTCTTTCATTTCGATCACCGCTTCAACAGGCATCGAGCGGGTATTGATGTTCTGCAACATCATGAACAGATCGACAAAGTAGGCGCTGTTAATGATTTGACGAGTGTCCTGAATGTCTGCTACCAAATCTGCTGTACTGGGGTTAACCAGATAAGCAGGCCTGAAGCCATCCTGACCAGTAATCTGATCGATATACGTGATGTCGCCAGGAAGAAGGGAGGCGCGCTGATTCTTGAGGGAAATCGGAGCAACCATCGGCGGATTGGTGGCTTTATCAATCAACTGCGACTTGCGCTTCTGGAGAAGCTGCAATGCCTTAACAGGTCCAAGCGCCAGCATACCCGGGCATGATGATCCATAAACATCTTCGCCGTTAACTTCCCAGCGCGGAGCCATAATTGGAAACTCATCGAATCCGGACTCACGCAACAACTTGTCGTTATCGCCACCAACCTCGTAATAAACCGATTTGAATGGCTTGTTCTTGCTATCCAGCTTCGATGTATCGCGGTCAATGTTCGGGTAAACCGAATGCATCACTTCAATCCACTTCTCGTAGGTGCCGCTTTCCCACATGCTTTTTACGGATTCGCTGACGTTATTTAGCCCGAACTCCTGAACAAGCTGACGAACAGTCATAGAGAACTTGCGAAAACAGGTGTCCACACTGCCACGAGGTGAGTTAGCCAGGTAGTAACTGCCTATCGGGAATGGCATTGTGCGAATGATGTCCTCGTCATCCTCCAGCACTGCCATTGCACCAGTGCTGTATGTGCCGAGGCTTCCGTATAACTGCGGCAGCGACTGATAGAGATTCGACTTATTGAACATATCGTTCATGCGGTTCTGCACCGCCTCAAGCCACAACTTAACAGGGCCATAATCCATCATTTCAGGATCTGGCGTAGCCAGGCGAAACCACGGACGCGCGGGGCTTGTGATGCCTGACATCATGCCGCTGGCGAGAGTGCGCGCCGCCATAGTCCCGGTCGAATCAATAATGCGTGTATTGCGTCGATCGTTACGGTTGACCTCAGAAGTCAGAAAGCGGGAACCACGCGGGTTGATGTAATCACTCAACTCGCGCCAGTGCGGCTCGAACGACTGACGCTCGCTTTCAAGTTGTGCGAACTGTTTGTTCAATCGCTCTTTAGTTGTTTCCGCCATTTCAATGACTCCGGTTACTGACCAAGCAGCGTTTTACCGCTGGTATTAGCGGTTGATGTGTCACCCTGAGAACCGGTAAGCAGCGTAGAACTACGACCAGCAGCAGCGCGACGGCGACGTGTTTCTTCGTCGCGGGCATCAACAACGGCGGCATCCTGCTCCTGTGGTGCTGCCTGAACTTCTGGTGTTGCAGGCACTGATGGTGAGCTACCCATGCACATATCAATGACTCCGTACGCAATTAAATTATTACCAATTTAACCACATATGATTTATTTATCGTAGATAATTGACATTTAACGCACGAGTTATTACCTTTCAGGTAAGCAAAGAGTTCATTCCGGTTATTAACCTGACTGGCTTGTCGTTAAATTGAACAGGTGGAGTGAGCTTTTATTTTGAGCAGTACGGCGTATGGCACATGCGCCGATAGCGGTCTGGATACGTTTAAGGGGTACCCTCCCTTGCTCGGGCAAACGAACCAGGTAGCCGGAATGTGCAAGTCGAGCGGTTTTATTCCGCGCACGGGGATTCACCATCCCGGCGATTCGGTGTGACGCCTCGGAAGAGACGAGGGTACAACGATGAGAGCATTTATGGAGCCGCGACAAAGTGTGGCGCCTTAACAGGCTAAGTGCTCTCAGCGTTGTGGCATTAGCTCAGTTGGACAGAGCAACCGCCTTCTAAGCGGTTGGTTGCAGGTTCGAATCCTGCATGCCACGCCAGAATCACGCCTAAGGACCGTGATGCCAGAAGTTCCAGGTGCTTGGCGGTGACAGTTTCCCTTGAAGGACTATCACCGCCCTTTTTACAGCAGGACGCCATTGCGATGACTTCATGCTGTAAACCCGTACAGCCACGGAAGGCATAACTCATTGCTTCCAGTTCGCCCGGTTCGCCGGGCATTTTTTTAAGGTGAGATTATGAACGACCAGCAAATCGAAAAAGAAATCGTTGAGAAAGGCAAAACCGCTCCGCGAGTTACGCCTCAATATATCGAAAGCATCATTCTTGAAGAGCATTTCTTTACTGCTTATGACGGCATTCGTGCTGCCAATATGGGCGTTGGCGATACGTGGACAGCGCATAAATCTACAGACCTCCTTACTTTCTGCGTACTGGTGCTGAAGAATGGCTTCACCGTCACCGGAGAGAGCGCATGTGCAAGCCCGGAAAACTTTGATGCAGAAATTGGTCGGAAGATTGCCAGGCAGAATGCTGTAAACAAAATCTGGATGCTTGAAGGTTACTTGCTGAAGCAGAAGTTAAGCGAGCAATAACACCGTGACATGTCACAAACAGCCAGCCTATGAGCTGGCTTTGTTTTATCCTCACCAGAGGATATCAACGACATTATCCCCACCAGCGGATTAAGCATAGGGATCGTAATCTGTAATGGCCTTGCCTTGCTGGTTCTGCTGACCTGGAATTCGCAGACGCTTCGACACAGGGAAAGCAAACGTCAGCAATAGCGCATCGCCTTTACCCGGCGAACGCCCAAGCCGCTCCTTGATATCTTCCTTCGGTTCGATAACGATTTTACCGTCCACTCGAACTTTGTACTCTGCCGCCGACAGGTCGTCCGCTGTTTCCTGGTCATCAAGCATCCCGCCCAGCCTCAGCCATGTCTTGCATGAGTTGAACATCTCCCCACGCTTGTTGAGCATCTGCGGGTCAGTAGACGCGCCACCGAACGGAACAAGTTGCCATGTGCGCCCCCAACCGTCACCGATTGACTTCAGACCGGTACCGTAACCAAAGTCGATGAACACTGCGTCAGCCTGATACAGGTCTTCAAAGTCAGCGATACGCTTCGCCATAATCAGATCGTCGGTAGTCTTGTTGCCAGTCCACAGCACCTTACTGTGTAGCCCCTGCCGCAGGTATATCACCGCGTCATCAACGCCTGAATATGCCGGGTCAACACCGATTATCACCGGAGCATGCGCCACCTGCGCAGCGGTTACCACCCGTTTCATTGCCTCATCAGTAAGACCGGTAGGGATAAACTGCAATTCAGATGCATCAGGGAATATGCCGCGCACACGGATTTTAACGAAGTCGCTGTCTTCCCCGTAGTCATCAACCCATTTCTGCAACTGCTGTTTGTTAGTGCCTTCCACCGTCCGGCTGTCAATCTGCGCAGTTTTCCAGCGGTGTTTATATTTGCGGAAACATTCGCGGAAACGCCCGGTGTTACGTGTAGGGTTTCCGAACGCCACCCAGATAATCTCAGTGTCTTCGTCCGTAAGCGCACCCTCAGCAACTTCCCACACCAGATCCGCAATGTTCGACGCTTCATCGAATACCACGATGATGCGTTTGCGCTCGTTGTGTAGTCCGGCGAATGCCTCAGTGTTGTGCTCAGACCAGGGTATTGCGTCAGCCCGCCACCGCTTGTCGTGCCCAGGGTCATTGCTGTACATCGCGGTAGCGGTACAGGTAAACCAGTCTTTCGTGATAGCAAGGTTAGACCACTTGATAATTTCCGGCCAGGTCTTCGTTCGTAGCTGGTTGTCGGTGTTAGCGGTCACCACAACCTTACAATCCTCGCAAGTGGACATGCCCCAGTTGATCAGCATTGAGATGAATGCGGATTTACCAATACCGTGACCAGAAGCGCGTGCCAGCATAAGCGGCTGATAGCGCGTCTCTGGATTCTGCAGGTGATCACGTATCTCTCGGAACGCATCAGCCTGCCACTGACGTGGGCCGGTGGCATGTGCCAGTTCAGTCCCCTCTTCCCCCCACGGGAACGCATAGAGAGCATAGCCAAGCGGATCGTGAGTGAACCCTGCAATATCCTCGATCAACTGCTCTTCAGGAGATAACGCTGTATCTGTCACTGATTACCATCCTGACGTTCTTTGAGTCGCTTCCTGGCTGCCGCTATGCGATCAGCAATTGTCACATTCACATTAACATCCAGGCGTTCTTTGAACGCGTTGACATCAACATGCTTACCAATCAGCTCAAGGTTCTTCACCTTGTCAGGCCATTTAATTTTTTTGAGGATTGTCTCTATCGAATCCTCGTTCATGTTCATGATGGTCGATGACAGATCAAAGCCACTAAGCGTAGTGCGCCAGATTTTCGGCCACTCACGGATTGGTTTAAGGCTCCCATCGTCGTTGAGGATGTCGATCACGTCCATCTGGTCGATCTCCACCAGGCGCATGAGAACGTAATCAGCACTGACGCGCATTCGTTTGTTGCGCTCCTCCATCAACTCGGCAATCCGTTTTTGAATGCGTTCATCGCGCATCATGACACTGGCTTTAACTGCCGCTGTATTTGGGGAGAATCCTGCGTTAATCGCTGCCTGAGTTTGGTTTTCAGGCGTTTTGATGTATGACTGGCAATAAGCCTCCTGCATTGTTGTTAGTGGCTTAAATTGCGTTGATTTGCGTTTATAGGTTTTAGGTTCAGCAGGCATCATAACCACCGTGGTAATAGTTACCGTTGTGGTAATAGTACCATGCAAAATAAAGCCGCCATAGTTGGCGGCAGTATTCAAAATCCATCAAATTCATCATGCATAATCTACTCGTGACATGTCACACTATTAATTTCGTTTCATGCCAGCCTTTAGTCACCCAGCATTGCGAGTCACCATTACACGGGCATGAATTAACGGGAACTCTCTCGCCGCACTTACCGCAAAGTTTTCTGCTGATCGATTTTATACGCCCGCGCACACGTGCATCATCCTGGCGGATCAGCAGCGCGATGTACTCGGCCATTTCATAGGGATCGCGACCAGGGCGCCGGGCGGCGCAGTTCCGCGCCAGCATTTCCTGCTCCTGCTTATCCAGCACCAGTTCAATTTTGCGCTCACCGGCGGCGGACTGCCGAGCGCGCTGCGCGGCTTTGCGTTCTGCGGGGGATTTAGCCACGAATCGCACTCCACGCCAGATTGATTAATGACTCCCAGGCAATATAAACCCGGATACCAGCAGCCAGGCCGAAACCAATCACCATGGCATAAAGCAGAGCGTTGCACTTGTTCATTACTTCACCTCCTGCGGTGGTTCCGGTAGCGGCATCCAGTGGGTTGCTTGCTCAATACCATTACCCGGCTTAATCGTTGCATCTCCGCGCCGAAAGGTGCTTCCGGTATAGCGTGCGGAGCATATTAGCGGTTCAACCAGAGAGCTATCGAAATTCACCGAAATAAGCACGTTCTGGCCCTTTTCAGGCATTCGCTCACTACAGCTTATCCAACCATCCGGAGTTACCGGAGTTGGTCCATCGAATTCGGGCATGTCAGGACCTTTTCTGATAGCTTTAGCCAGCTCCAGCGGGTCATCGTAAAGCCAGTCGCCAGTTTGTGGGTGATTTGCTTCTGCAAGCTGCGCAGCCCATTCAAGACCATCTTTTTGACCTTGGAGATAATCAAGTGGCAACTCTTCATGATTACTTGCAGGTTCGGCACCATGAAGCATGGCGGCGCGGCAGGCGTTCCAGCCTCTCACCTCTGCAATAGCGGCAACAGCATCAACCGCGTACATGCTAAGAGGATTAGGCATTGGTTTTTCTTCCGGTACTACTGGCACTGGAGGGGTGGCGTAGAGTGGAACTCCTCCCCCTCCACCAGAAAATTCATTGCGAGCGTTATACTCACGACCATCTGCGTCATCACGCATCCACGCCACCGCTTCTGCTTCCAGCGATGCCAGTGCGATTTCATAAGCCCGACGCTCAATATTGTCTCGGACGTCCAGGCTGCCTATACGCTCTCTGATTTCTTTAATCAGTTCTTTGTCGGTTAAAGTGGTCATGCTGCGTTTCCTTCTTTCTTATTAACAATTACACCGTCATATATTTCATTAAGGTGTCCTCTTAGCTCCATGCGCCTTAATGCAGATAACATGTAATCGCATTCAACCTGCTTATTCCCAGTAAATGGCTTATCGTCAGGATTACCCCAACAGCAATTACCCCTGGGCCATCCATGTACTTTCCGTACTCTTCCGTTAACAACGTGAAGTAATCCCCAGCCGGGAGGTAAATCCTCAACTGAAATAATTTCCGGCTCACTAATAAAGAATCGCCAGTCGCCCATGCCAAGTGAGGGATTTTTACGGAAACGCTTTTTTCTATCTGCCAACAAGTCAGCACGAGAACACTTCGCCTCTATCAGGCATGATGCTGAATTTCTGAATCCCATAGCATCTGGCTGTTCTCCGGTACTGGTTACAGCAACAAAGCGGTCATGAAAGCAAACCTTGAACCCGTTGCGCTTAAGGAACTTGTACGCAATCTGACAGAGTTCGTGGTGTGTTAACGCCATATCACTTTCCTTTCCCATGTTGTCATGTGTTAGTCCTTATCCTGCTGTGCTTTCAACTGATGAGGGGAATAAAATCTTTTCATCAAATCCGGCATTCATATCATGGACAGCAACACACCAATCCATCGACGAACGATTATCAAGAGCCTCCATGATTTCATCCATGCGGCGCAGGTCATACAGGTAAATGCTTTTATCGCCAATGGTGTAAAAACCAATTTTTTTCGGTGATGGGCAGCGATCAAGAACGTCCTGTAATTCGCTCAACCATGCTTGTTCTTTTTTTGTCAAAGTTGCCATATCACTCTCCTTTGATGCGAATGCCAGTGGTACTCATTCTCCTGATTTCCCAGAGCACACGAGGAACACCACCGTTTCCGACCGGATCGCGCTTACTCCGCATGGCGACGCTTGATTCCGCCCAGCTTTTTCTTGGAGGAAGCTCTTTCACACGAACAAAACCAGCTGCGCGAAGAGATGCTCCTGATTCATCTGCCTGGGTGTACGTAATACAACGTTGATAACCCATAGCCTTTGCTGCCCGCCAGACAGCACCATAAAGCGCGCTGTTAGCGTTGCGTTCTCCTGTGGTACATGTGCGATTTACTTCAAGCGTTAATCCATCGTCCAAATGTCGTGCAACAGGTCGACCAGCTGTCGCCACACCTATCAATTCTCCGGCATTATTTCTCAGACCAATGCTGAATTTATGCCCCACTGGTGGTTTATTGTGTCGGTGGTGCTGTGCGATAAATTCCTGCGCCGCTTTCAGCGTTATAGGTGAAATGACCATCACTCAGACTCCTCCTTGATGCCAGCGGCGCGGGAATCATTCCATCGCTTTACTTCTTCACGAATTACGTCAATGCATTCTTTCGAATCCATTAGGTAATCTTCATCAAAAAGACGTTCCTGTTCGTTTTCTATCGCAACAATGATTGCTTCAACTAATTTTTGTGCCTGAGAATCACTTTCTAACTCTGCAATGCGCTTCTCTGCGGCTTCCAACTTCTCGCGCATATCGTCAACGTACTCGACCAGAGAACCGCCAGCAGGAATTTCGCACTCCTCGACCAGTTGGAAGTAGATATCAGCTGCGGCCCGTGTGTTGCTATGCCTAGCGTCGCCCATCTCACCTTCACGAAGAGCATCGCGTTCGGCGGTAAGATTGGCTATTTTGCTGTCTTTGCCTTCCAGCTCAACGCGCAGCTTCCCTACCGTTAGCGCAATATCCTCGTTCTCCTGATCGCGGGATTTGATGTATTGCTGGTTCCTTTCCCGTTCATCCAGTAGTGCCAAAGCAACCTTTGGATTAAAGGCAGCAATAAATTCAGCGTTGTTTTTCAGAACGTGTTGCGCAATGGCCTGACCACTTAGTCGGACCTTATAACCACGTGCGCCACGGTGTGGTTTATATGAGTCCCAGTCTCCCCACGTTGCTTTTTCTGCCTTTTCACGCAGTGCCTGATAGTTAATGTTGGTCATATCACATCACCCTGAAGCCGTTGCATTTACGTAAAAAATCGCAGATATAGCCCTTCATTTTTTCGTGCCAATCTCGATCATTCCCATTGCACCAACCATCAGGTGGAGTCCAGTTTTCTATCAGAGCAGCCATTTTCTTTGCTTTCGCCGGAGTAGCTGTTGCGGTATCGCAGTAATGACGAGTGTCAACCAACGTATCCATACCATCGATATCAAGTACGCAAAACCATGTGTGATTCGGAATTCCTACAGGTGGTATTTGTTGCCCACGTCGACGTTTATCAATAAGATATACACTCACTGGTTACCTCCTTTGCGAAGCTCTGCGGCGATATCTTCGAGAACGCCATCAGAGAATGAGCGGTCAAAATCGCCTTCCGGCGCATTAGCCATAAACTCAGTAGAGGTAAGAATCATCCGGGCAATATCCGCGGCGTTCTTCGCAGTATCATCAATAAAACCAGCTTCCCAGGCAGCCAGCATTCTGTTCGCCACAAAGTAAGCGCCCTCCTTGCGTGCTTCAGTCTTCACTTCAGCTAGGAAAGCATCGGTGGCTGGAATGGGCTTTTGTGGTGATATAGCAATGCGAATTGTCTCAAGGTCTGGAGCTGTTTCCGCTGTTGGCACCTTGATATAACCCGTCTGCACCCCATTCATGATGAACCTGCGACGGTCATCACATATCGCCTTAAGCCCCGCATTCTCCGCTGCCAGCGCATTAGCACGCACCAGTTGCACTTCCAGTTGCGTTGCCAAATCGCTGATCAGCTTTGTCACACTGCGCATATCAACGGCACCACATTCTGCTTTCAGTTCCGAAGCCATCTCATGCCCGGCGGCAACTAACCCTTTGATATTACTTTCCATCTTTACCCTCGCTTATCCACATAACTTATTGATTACACTGATAACTAAAAAGATCGTCGATTCAGAACTCTTCGATGTTCCAGCCACCACCTGCTTTCTTTGGCTTAACCGTTACCCCGATGATTCGGAACGGATACTGATCTGCGGCGACTTTGGTTTTCACCCTGGCGTCGTCGGTCCAGAAACCTTTCACTTCGTGCAGTTCCATCTCGCCGGTGGCGAGCATCACAGCAAAATCGGGCGTATAGAACGTGTTGTCAGCTAACCGCAACTTGATACCCTCGAATCGATACCAGGCGATTTCCCCTGCACGTTTACGCTGCTCAAGGTGCTGGCAATACGCAGATTCTGTTTTGTTCATCTGGCCTGTTTTGAGTCGACCAAGAGCCTGCATCTGTTTTCTCATGATTTACCCATGAGGTAATTAAAAACCACATAAGACACGAAATCAATAGATCTTAGAACATTTTATTACCTAGCAGGTAATTATCAAGACGTAAAAAAATGCGCTATCGCGCTGGTATTACTTGATAAATCCTGCCGCCTTTCCCCGCCTGTATTCCTCCATCAGCCACTGCGCCGGTGTTATTCCCCCCAGGGTAGCGGCGTTAGGCATACACCCGAAACTTCGCCCTGGTGGATGGTAAACGCCTCTCCCTGTGTCCGGAGGCGTACTCATGGGTTCTGGCTTTGCCTGTATGCTGATCACCGGATCGGGTATCTGCTGTCCGGAAGCCACCTTTTTCGCCCAATCATCAAGCAGCCTGCGCGCGTGTTTCTCAACCTCAATCTCGCTAAGCTGGCGCTGATACATTGCACGGCGGGTATCACATACGACCCAGTACATAACCGGATGCCGCCACGGGAATCTTTCGGGACCACCAGGATATAAACTTTTTTCCTTGCTGTACCGGTGAAACTCCGCCATCACATCGTCAATGGTGACGCCAAGAACCATCTTGCTGTCTTTACACCACTTGATAAATTGCCCTGGCGACGGCCAGAACGGAGATTCACTGGCGCGGGCGTGGCGCATACCAGCAGAAACCTGTTCACGGGTTCGGATCCCCCCTTCGGCAAACGCAGCAATCCACTGCTGTTTTGCAGCAACTTCCTGCTCTGGCGTCTTCAGGTTGGTTACCACTGCCGCCGGAAACAGTTGTTTCAACTGTTTGAAAAGGGCATCAACAAGCCTCTCTGCTGACATGTTCACTACGTTGTCATTGTTGGTGTACTGATGCTCATAACCTGACATGCGAGAAAGGGCTTCTCCGTCACGGTTTTGTATCGCGGTAAAAACGTTGTTCACAAGAAATCCTCCCATGCTTCAGGGCTGTTCCAGTGCGGAACGTTGTTATCAGGTAATGTTGATTGCTTCTGTCTGCTAATCTGCAGCCGCCTTGCCAGCTTCTGCTCCCACTGTGCCTGATGGTATGCCCTACCCTCAGCCATCCAGTAAATTCTGAACTCTGCAAGTTCCTGTGCCGTTGGCAGACTGTCCAGGTAGATCCCCTGCAATGAGCTTTTCCGAAGAAAGTCATCTGATGGCTGCCATTGTTCATGCATGACAAATTTGCCTAATTGCCCTGGCCCACCAGGAGGAACAAAGTTATTCATCACGGCGTTGTTTGCGCCGGGGTCATGATGCACAGAATCCCCGTTTTTTGTCCTGCTCTCCCTCTCTTGGTTAAATGACTGGTTATATGACTGGTTCTGGATCCCGTTTTTGGGATCATTCAACATCCCGTTTTTGGGATCATTCAACATCCCGTTTTTGGGTATATTCCCGTTTTCGGGAACATTACCGTTTTCGGGTTCATTACCCCCTTCCCGGTTGCCTTTAATGTTCCCGTTTTTGGTTATATTAAGAGAGAAAACCCGCACTCTTTTCGTCGCTCCCTTTCTCTCTCCGGTATCTGAAATAAGCCCCATTTTCATGAGCGATATAAGCCCGGCCTGCACGGTTTTTTTATTCAGGCAAGTGTCTTTAACGAGGCGTTCTATGCTGGGGTAGCAGAGGTTATATTCATCGGCTCTGTCAGCCATCGAGAGCAGTATGAGCTTTAATGACGAGCTACCTGGATCTGTCTCCCAGGCCCAATCTGTTGCATGTCTGCTCATGATTAATCTCCGCTATCAGCTTGAATGTTGTGGGGAGGAATTAATCATGATCTGCTTAATCTCTGCCCTGATACGACGGTTTGATTCCATGGTGCACTCAACACAGTGTCCGTTGTAAACCCAGCGTTCACTGTCATGTCCGTGCTTACATGGTTTTCCGGTGTAGTAGCGTTTAAGTCCGCGCTTTGCGGCATCAATACGTGTAATGATTTCCATGGTAAGCCCTGTTATTAGTATTGGGATTACGGTCATTTTGTGCTGACACAAAAAAAAGATCAACCACATTTGGTTATTTATTACCTTTGAGGTACGAATAGATATGAAAAGACCGCCGGGTGGCGGTCTACAGAGGGTTGTAGCTGGATATCATGAGTAGAAGAAGTATGCCAGTTCTGCTTTTGAGTGCAGCCATTGTCTTGATTTACAGGCTTTAAAAAGCCCATTCATCAATACCTTACCTGGCATTTTGCGCTTACCTGTTAAGTGAGTCTGGATATAGTGACTCGTCGTTCCGGCTTCCTGTGCGAAGGCTTCACGCTCATCCGGAGTAAGTGCAAGCCAGTGCTTTTTGAAATCGAAATGTCCGTTATCGCTCATAGCTATTGCCTGATATTTATTTCAGATAATAAATATTCACCTATAAGGTAACAAAAATCAAGGATAGTTACCCATGAGGTGCATTTACCTGTTGGGTAATATTGCTTTAAATTGAATCATCTTCTGATTCAGATATGAGGCGATTTTCCAGAAAATGAAAAGTATCCAGGACGTCCGCAGGCAAAATCTCAACGACTTGATCGACCGTGAATTCAATGGTGTTCAGACGCGGATGGCTGAAAAACTTGGAACTCAGGCAAATCTGGTAAACCGCTGGGCTCTTGGCAAGAAGGTTATCGGCGACCAGGTTGCGCGAAAAATTGAAGCTGCCGCCAATAAACCCCGTAACTGGCTTGATATCGATCGCTCGCTTTCTCAGGAAGGTTTTCAGCCTGTCGGACCAAGCGACATTGGTCAACTGGCGGCTCACAACCTGGAACGCTGGATGAGCGAAAGCCGCGACCTTTCAACGCAGGGAAAACTTCACCGCGCATCCGGCGTCGCCCAGGTAACAATCAGCCGCCTGTTAAACAATGAGGTCAGCGTTTCCATTTCCACCCTGGAGAATGTTGCATCCGCATTTGGGCGTCACGGATATGAATTACTGATTCACCCGCACGACCCCGCGACTATCAACTATGACCGCTCGCGCTACGCATTGTTACCTGAAACAGAGAAGGCAAAGATCGAAAGTTACATTGAATTTGTCATCAACCAGAACGAAAAAAACAAACAATAAAATCATATTTTTCAGTAAGTAAGCCGCCTTCTGGCGGCTTTTTTATTGCCTATTTGATTACCTAACGGGTAATTTTTTTAACTCATATCTATTGACATCAAACCAGATACGCATAATTATTACCTCAACGGTAACAGACCGAGGTAACAAGTTATGCAGTGGAAAATCATCAACGGTTGGTACTGCGTTACTGCATGCGGATTCATGAGCTGGAAGTTCCGCACCTTACAGGAAGGCATTAAGTGGGCTTTCGTCAGCAAAGAAGCTCGCGATGTGGCCAACGATAACGAGATATGGGAGGGCTGATAATGAACGTTAATCAGCAGAAAAATCTTCAAAAAATCATGCTGGCATTCGACAAGGACTACCGCCTGTCAGAACAGCTATATGACCGACAAGTTGAACTGATTGAGAGTATCCGGCTTCATCAACTGGCATCAACTTTCGACGTTGTAACAGTTAAAGGCGTTCGCCAGGAAGTACTGGAGGCCGCTAAAGACAGTCCAGAGTTCGAAGAACTGATGGATTCCTACCGGCGCGAGGCAATGGCAATTATCGCCCGCTGGGATCTGGCTGATCAGCTTGATGGGCAGAGGGACGCGGCATGAAACCAACACTCCTCTCATTGCTGCGAGGTGGAAAACACAGCATCCGAGATATGGCAAAGATTCTTGGTATCTCAAGATCGAAGGTTTCTTGGTTCATCGCTGAGCTTGAACGTCGCAAATGGGTAGAGGTAACCAGGAGCGCAATATATTTCCACGATGGAACCAGATCCAACAAGCAGAACGAATACAAGGTTAAGTTATGAATACTGGCATCTATTTCGACATCAGCAATGAGGACTACCACGCCGGTGACGGCGTGAGTAAGTCGCAACTAGACATGGTTGCCAAGAATCCGGCGCTTCTTAAATGGGTTCAGGCAGCACCAGAAGACGAAGAGAAAAAGTCTGCACTGGATATGGGAACCGCATTGCACTGTCTGCTTCTGGAGCCTGGAGAGTTCGACAAACGCTTCATTGTTTCACCGAAATTCGATCGTCGGACGAAACAAGGTAAAGCTGACGAAGAGGCATTTCTTCGTGATGTGGCGGATATGGGGATTACGGTACTTGATGCCGAGCAGTGGCGGAAACTGGAGCTGATGCGTGATAGCGCAATGGCTCACCCGGCGGCACGCTGGATGCTGGAAGCACCTGGTTACTGCGAAGCATCAATGTACTGGAACGATGAAGATACTGGTGAGTTGTGCCGCATTCGTCCAGACAAATGGCTGAACGAGCACAACGTGATCGTCGACGTGAAAAAGGTTGCAGATATGGACCGTTTTGCATGTCAACGCCACGATGTTTGACCGTTATTTGCCATTTTCATGCCCGCTAAGATACTTTCGTTACTGATGCTGTCCGCTTTTCACCATTTCATCATCACTGATTGGCGTTGTGTTTTTGGTCAGCACTCCAGCTTTACGTTTCTCTTTTAACCGGTAACTCTCTCCTTTGATATTCAGCGTGGTTGAGTGATGTAGCAACCGATCCAGTATCGCTGTTGCCAGCACGTGATCTCCGAACATTTCTCCCCA